AGACTGGCGGCACCAGCAGCAAAAGCATTAAAAACTGGCTCACTGTTGAGTGCTCCATATTTCCTCCATAAACTAAACTTCATTCCAATACGCTTCTGGTCTGTGCTGCACAAGGTCCTTTTCTTTGCTCTTGCCTACAAACTTGCGATCGCCTTTCATGTGATCAAACCATGTACCTAACACAGAATTAATATAAGGATGACCTCCGCCGCCAGTTTTGGCATTGCGGTTGACAATGTTTGCAGTATAGTCTAGTACGTTTGGATCAATCTTTTTTAGATTGTTAAGTATGTGTCCAAACACAAAACTATCGTGCCATTCTTCCAAGGTAAAAATCCCATTATCAGCATCGTTGTACATTCTTTCAAATTCTGTTAAAAACTTTTGACACATGTTGTGTTTTAGATTTAATCCGTAAAATCCGCACTCTGGCCAAGTGTTAGATCCTTTGCCTCTACCTACATATGTAAGCCACTTGTCTTTGGGCAACAGCTCTACAAATTCGTGATAAGAAATATTGCTGTGTACAAATGTGTCGGCGTCCATCCACACTAACCAATCAGTATCAACTTTTTGTGCAGCATCAAAGATTGCATATACTTTATGACTAAAACGTATTGCGTCCCACTTAAATTCTTTGTGCCAGTCTCTCGGACGTCTTGCTTTGATGTCTTCTGGACACTTGCCGTTTGCTTTTGGAACATCTTTCCATTGTTCTTTAAACGCAACTAGTTTAGGTAAGTTGTGATTAACATCATAGATATCAATGTGTGGACCTTTTGCTTCAGGTGTACAGTCTTCTGCATACACCATTAGCTTAATCTTGTTGTCCACACGTTCAGCGAAGCTGTCGATAAATCGCTGTCCGTATTTTTGCATACCTTCTTCGTGGAATGTTGTTACTACTGTTACGCTCATTTGTTAGCCCATTTCTTCATGTGTTGCCATGCCATGCCTGATTTTAATTCGTCTAGTCTCCAATGACTCATTGCAATTTTTTTAATCCAAGGTTCTCTGTCGTATATTCTTAAATTTTCGAGTTCTCTTACATCATTATGTGCAACGTCAGCTGCCTGACTGTTTTTAGGATCTAAAACAAAAATTGGTACTCCTTCAATTGCTGCTGCTACTGCTGGACTACTATTATGATTTATCATACAATACGCATCATTTAGTTCACTCATAAGAGGTTTTCTCGGATCGCTTATACTTACATTCTTATAAGGTATACGAGATATTTTTTTATAATGATCTCTTTGTTTTTTATCACCTGGATGAAATCTTACTACAATAGGCCTATCACTATTTCTTCGTATTCTAAGTATTAAAGGATGTAGCCATTGTATAATACCTGTGCCTCCCATACTCCAGCCACCGTCTCTTTGGCAACAAATAAGAATATTCCCGCCGGCACTAGCTTTCTTCCATGGTTTCAATTGTATGCCTAAGTCTTTGCTGAGTTGACTCCATCTATCACCGTCTACTGGATCCCAGCAATATTCTCCTGTGCTAGGAAAAATACCGTCATAGCTATAGCGTAGATATGTCTTTGTGTTACCCGGATCTGCATATAAAAATAAATTAGCATCAGCAATAATGGTACGTTTGCCTGCTGCTTTTTGATTTTCTAATACGTCTCTTCTTAGATTCAAATGCGGAACATGTTTACTTTCCGGATGTACAAATCCTTGTAGTACAGCAATATCACTTGCATAATGATGATAATTTCTAACTATCACTCCCTGATCGCCGCTGCGATTAACGCCTTCGATAAAATATTCTAACAGTCTAGGCTTTTCTGGATTCTTATTACCGGGAGGAATGCCTCGAAGATATGCATTAACAGATATACTCATAAATCTAATTCCTTAATTAAGCGATATGCTAAACCGCTTCCTAGTTCACCTGGAGTATATTGACAGTATGCAAGGTAATTTAATAATTTTTTAAATTCTAGTTCATCTGGATACATTGGTGTTTCTATTTGACTTAGGTCTGTATTAGCAAGATGTTGTGTTGCTGTTGGTGCCATTGTAAAGGCAGGAATGCCGTAGTGTATTGCTTCTAGTGCTGCTATACTTTGATATGTAACTAGTGCCCAAATGCCGTCTCTTGCACACTGTGATGCAATGTTATTTCCGCCTACTCTCTCGCTACGTAGACCTTTGTCTCTGATAATAATTTTTCTATCAGTATGTTTTTTAATTTCAGTAATTGTTGTTTCTAACCAATCTTCTCTATTAACTCCATAAAACGCACCTGGCTTGCCACTAGGTGTAACTAATAATATAGGGCCATTGTCTGGTCGAGATTTTTGTCCATTATATTTCATCCACGGATGTATTTCTAACATTCTGTCAAATCTATCTTTAGGAACATCAACAATTTTCTCAACATGTTGTACATTATTTTTTACAACTCGATAGTACCATTTTTTCTTTTGTGCATTACCGATGTATCCGTTGTCGATATAGTAAAAGTCTCGTCTAGTTTTCCAACAATCTTTAATAATTTTTCGTTTAGACATACTACGAAACGCAACTGGGACATCAATAGGATAGTGATCAATTTGTTCTTTGGCAATTACTTGTCCAGCTGTGCCATGCAGCCACAATCTTACCATTTCGTCGCTGCTATCAAGGCCTAACATCTTAGCCATTCATCATGTCCTGTAGTTCGTCTTTCCAAAGTTTATTGAACTCGCAGTTTCTATAGTTTTCAAACCACGGTCCGCCTTCTGTGTAGTGTATTAGTTTAGGAGTTTCAATGTCATCGTACACACCTACTAGGTAGTTCCATGTATGATCTAACTTGCCAATCTCTTCGTCTTTAAGCCAGCTGAATCTATGAAAGTATGCACCATTAAGTTCTGGATCGTTTACCATGTCCTGTGTAAGTCTAGCATTACTAGGGTGCGCACAGTTAAACAGTACAACACTTGACCAGTTCTTGCGTGGATAGACAGTTTGCTTTTGTCCGTCCATCTTCATGCCTTCTTTGGGTGTGTAATCGTGCTGTACACACATAACAGCATACTTGTCGTCTGCTTGATCAAACAGTTCTTTGATGTCAGTGGTAAGGATCATATCGCAATCCATAAACACTGCCCATCCTTTGAAGTTAGCAAGTTCTGGTACTAAGAAGCGTGTAAATGTAAACTCTGTACTTGCAAGTTTATCTTTCGGTCGTGTATACCAGCCGGCGTCTCGCAGTTCTTTTTGCACTAGTGGACGTACATTTGCTTCTGGTTGTTTTGTTAAGATACTATGCTTACATACTTGATAAGCAATATCTTCTCTTGGATCATATCCTACAAATACTTTCATTCTACTATCTTTCTGTTTTTAATGTCTCGTCTTTCGATGTCTTCTTCGTAGCACTCTCCTCGTTGTATTTCAAGAATGTGTGCATTTTCTCCGTTAGGATTGCTTGCTTGATGCCAGACTTTTTTGCCTATTTCATACGGCATTGAGTGTTGTTGTAGATGAACAATGTCGTATCTACCTTCCCACTCTGTTTCCATTTTGACTACACCTTCGAGAACAGTCCATTGTTCGCTACGTTTAAAGTGTCGTTGGTCGCTTAGGCTTTTGCCAGGATAGATTACAAGTTCTTTTACTTTGTAACCCTTTTCTGGTTTATCATCTAGCACACGCCAGTAGCCCCAATCACGTTCTGTCTTTTGTGTTTTCCATTCGTCGAGTATCCAACTACTGCTGTTAGCTTTGTTACTGCCGCCTACTCTCCACGCAAATTCTACATCCGGATGATCTTTCCATGCAGTGTATTCGGGTGTTGAGGTATTGGTTCTATCGCCTCCATTAGCAAACAACAGTTTCCAACTGCTACCTTTGGTTGCTAATACAAAACCTATTGCACTACATGCACTGTCGTCATCGTCATCGAATCCAATAACTTCATCTACACAGCCTAGTTCTTTGATGATAGCGGCACGTTCTTCAAAGGGCATAAACGGTCTGCCTTTCTTGCGTGTAAGCCATTCGTCACTGTTTACACCAACAACTAAGTGTTCACCAAGTTCTCGTGCTGCTCTAAAATATTCTATATGTCCTGAATGTAGTGGATCAAAGCCACCTGTAACTAATACTACTTTGCTCATGTAGATATTTATGTATGCAGTTTATTATTGTTTGTTATCTTGAGGCATTATCTGGCGAAGTAATTGCCAAGCATAACCGTCCTGCATTTCTTTTCCTGACCATTGCATAAAGGCTATTTTATTACACCAGCTTTCTCTATCAGGTTCTATAGTTTTTTCAATATCATCTAATGTATTAGGTATTAAAGAATAACTTAATGCACTAGGATCTAATGTAAAAGCCGGAATTCCATATAAAACAGATTCTACACAACTAGTACTATTATAAGTTACAGTACACCAAGATCTATTAAAGTCGTCATACAAGTCTGGTAATAAAGAAATTGTAACTCTATTATCATCTTTATATTTGTTTCTTAAGATAACTTTCATTTTAGTATCTTTAGGATGCTCGCGAATAATAATAGGACGATCAGTAACAAGTTTAATTTTTTCAATAGCTTCAAATACAACATCTTCATATTGTTTGCCGTTGTCCCATATTCGTGTTAATGCACTATCGCCGTATAATTGACAATTAAATAATATAGCATTGCCCCTGCGGTTCCAATCATGAACTTGTATATTATAAGTATTACTTAATTCTTGCCAACGATTATAACTAGGATCGTAAGGATGAATGCCTGTGTCTGCAAAATAATGATTCCAACTAAATCGATACCATTGTTTTTCAAAGGGCACACCCTTGGGATGCACACTAATGCCATTAGCTGACCGTAAAACTGGTAATTCTTTTATTAATATAGGTTTATTCTTTTTTTGAATACCTTCATATACATGGTCTATATATTTTTTTGCTTCGTTTGGCATTCCTGTTTGTAGTATAAAATCACAGTTAATTGCATCTAAATCGCTATATTCAATAGGTATTAGTTGATCTTGTTTAGTAGATTCGATTAAAGACTGTGCTTGCCAAACTTTTTTCCATTTAGCATGCTTTACAATAATCCCTTTCATTTAATCCCTTTAATATGTAAATGAGGAGAAGTTATTGGTTCTAAGCTTATAATGTTTTTAAAACCCTTTTTCTCAAGAATCGATGTTAGCAAATCTTTATCGTAGCCGCTTTTATGTATATCCCACGTATCGTCAAAAACACCTCGTTGCCAACCCCATAGTCCGGCTAGTGCATGTCTTACTTGCTTTGTGTTATTTCTGTGATTAGTTAGCTGATTTAAATGAAATGTTAAGTTAGGTAATACTATTTCGCATAGTCCTCCCGGCTTTAAAATTTTGTGCCAGACCTCTAACTGTTTTTCTCCTTGTGCAAAAGTTAAATGTTCAAAAAAATGTCTAGAAAAAATTTCATCAACACTGTTTTCTTTTACTTGTTTATCAATATCCCATGCAGGACAAACATAATCTATCCCGGGTAAATTGCGAATATCACAAGTCTTAAATCCTGCTTTTGTAGGAGTTTCACCACATCCAAATTCAAGTTTCATTTTTAAAACACAATCCATTTTCTCTTATAAAGTCTCTCTCCATAGTACTAACAGACCTTATACTATTCGTTAAACTTTGATCAAATTTAAATCCGTAATTTTTAAAAGTGCTAATCCAATAGTTTTCAGATCTACAATTTACATGATGATGTCCAGGTGTTCCTTCTGGAGCGTATGTCATTATAACTAAGTTTGCTTTCTGGAATGCTTTCATAAAATTGTCTAAATATTTTTCTTCGACATGTTCGACAAATTCACAACTATATGCAAGATCAAATGTTTTATCTATATCTACACTACCCTTTGTGAAGTCTTGTAAATAATACTTTTCAGGATATTTTCTTTCTAATCTAAAGTCGCCGTCTATTCCATAAGAATCAATTCCTAATTCTCTACCTAACTCTACCATTCCTCCGGGTCCGCAACCGACATCGATCATAGTTTTAACTTTTAGTGTATTAATAGCAAATTCTAAGATTCCTTGATCTATATGGGTTTTCATTTCGTGCCCGCCTAAATGTTTGTGACCTTTAGGGAAGTTTTTTGCCATAGGTTGTTCCTTTCCATTTTTCTAGTTCTATTTGAAACAGGTTTGATTCTTTTTTATTACCTTTGCCTGTTCTAAAATATGCGTCCTTCTTTTTGAAACTCCAAGTATTCCATAGTAAAGGCATATCTGTATAGTTACTGTTATTAAATATGTCTTGTAATACGTCTTGATCAACAAACCAGTATGCGCCGTATTCACTTATCTTCTTATACAATTTATCAGACAATTGTTCTCTAAAAGATTGTCCTTTTTCACCTGTTCCTAAACTTAACGCACTTGCAATAATAATTTCTGGGCGTTTTGGTTTACGCATACATTTTACAGTATGCGTTATTGACTGAAACGCTTCTTGATTAAACTCTTTAAATAATAAACTATCGCAATCAATTTGTAAGACATGCTGGTGAGGTTTAAATAACTTGTGTATTTGCAAAAATCTTGCACAGCTATAATACACTGTTAATTTATCTTTCTTTTGTCCATTTTTAACTATTTTACCTTCGGGAATATTTTTAATAAAACTTTCAGTAATTCTTTCGAATGTATAAGAAATTCGTTTATGCTTATAAAGACTTACATCATTTTTTAGCAATAAATGACAATGTATAGTTATCCAAGGAATTTGATTTAAAATGCTTTTGATTAGTGCAAGACCATAATTTTGATAATAGATATCGTCACAACTAAAATACACGATATGTTTGTGTTGTGGCAGATCTCCTTCAATATTTGGCAATCTAAACAATCTTTTTAGGTCCTATTATTATATTCTTACGCTGCATGTCGGCATACTCGTATTTAATATAATCTAATGGACGCAACGTTGTAAGAGGTTCAATATTTCTAAAACCGTATCGGCTTCCGTGATCTTTACATTCAAACATTATAACAGGACGACAACGACGAATTGTTTCAAATGCTCCTTTAATCACATTTGTTTCAAATCCCTCAACGTCTATTTTAATAAAATCTACATTGTCTAAATTAAAAGAATCAAGTGTGCGTATAGGAATATCTCCTTTACTGTTCGGAGTAACATGTGTTCCTAAAGTTTTCGGCTTACGAGTAATATTAACTAGTGATTGCTCGTGACCTAATCCAACCGGATGTAATAATACGTTATTACATTTTTGTCTTTTAATATTTTCTTCTAAACACGGAAATAAATCTGGATTAATTTCAAAGCTTTCTACACTATCAAAAATATTAGAAAGTTGATAAGATATAATACCTACGTGTGCTCCAACATCAACTGCAAGTCTAGTTTGTTTACAATGCCTGACAGCTAAATTTATTTGCTCTACTTGATAATTAGCTACATTGCCGTTTCCTCTGCGTTCAGCAGTTTTAAGACTTATGTCACCGTCAATAGTTATCCAATTACCTACTTCAATCATAATGAGGCATCTTCCATGCCAGCAACTCTAAGTTTAACAACGTTAGTAATTTGCCATTGCTTTTGATCAAGTGCTTTAAGCACACCCAGCCATTTGTTGCGCATAAGAGCAAACTCGTTGATAATCTTTTCGTAGTCAACAACGTCTGCCTCACCGTCAACGTATTTTTCAACGTCACGGCTAGACAGAGCTCGTTGATAGTTTTCAAGATATTTCTTAAAGTACGAGCTGCGCAATCTACGCAGCTCGATATTTAAGTAGTTAAGGATTGCTTCAATTTCTTGTAACTGATTAAAACGATGCTCTACGATGCCTGGCATTTCTGCGGCGGCACGTTCGACATTACCTGTAAGTTTACATTCCTTTTTTGCTTCTGCAAGTTGTACTTCAAAGTGTGCTACTGCATCAGGAATTTTACTAATGTCGCGTGATACTTGACTATACCATCCCATATATTAATCCCAATCGTAATCTTCGTCAATGTCCTCATCAATATCTAGATAGTAACGAATTGCTGCATCTAACATATCGCAATTGCCAAAGCATTCTTTAAGAATGACATCGTCTGCACCAAAGTCGGCACAAAGATCAATATATTTTTCAGCGGCTGCTTCAACGTGTTTTTTATCTAGATGTTCTTTAAACATCATCCAAGTTTCACTAATAGTAGAGCTATTGTCCATTGTTATTCTTGTTCCTCTATCATAGATTCTTCATCAGCGGTATTTACCTCTTCTTCTTCTAAGATAGATTCTTTAGCAGCAAAATCTGCCATAACAATGTCTAGTTTTTCTCCTGTCCATGCTTTGCGGAATTCAAGCATTTCTTCACCTGTACTAGTAATATACTTGTAGCGGTTGCCTTGTTTCTCTAGTAAGCCTTTTGCTTCGAACAAGTCAAACAAGCCGCTATAAGGATCCATACCTGTTTCGTATGGAATTTCTACTTGTACACCTTCGAACGGTTTAGCATAACGTGTTTTCATTACCTTACACGCCGCTCTAATACCGTGTACTTTAGATGTTTTGTTGCCGTCTGCGTCTACTTTTAGTTTTAGCTTCTTCATTGCTACAACCATTGAACTTGCATACACAAAGCCCGAACCGCCTGAGATCTTATCATCTGGATCAAACATATCCTGCGATGCATAAGTATGGTTAGTAACACACATGCCTACATTGTGTGCACCGAACATGTTAACACAGTTAGTTACAAGCGCCTTAAGTGCTTTAGCTTTACGCCCCATGTCACCTTTCATATCACCTGCTTCGAACTGATTAAGTTCAGTCGGTGACATAAGCATACCCAAACTGTCAACTACAAACAATACTTTAGGACGGTCTTCCTCTGGCATAGCTTTATAGTCTTTCATAAACGTACTAATGGTTTTAGCAACGTCATCAATCATAGCCATGTTAAGTTTAAGAATCTTATCTTCTGTAGTTTCTACACCTAGTGCATGTAGCCATGATTCGTCAAGTGCGTTTTCTGAGTCAATTAATACAACAAAAATACCTTGCTCTTGTGCGCTCTTAACAATGTTACCTGATACAATGTACGACTTACCTGCGCCTGACTCGCCAGCAAATACTGACACTTTACCTAGTGGAATTCCTTTTTGAAAATCTCCACTAAGCAAATAGTTAAGTGCAAAGTTGCCTGTACTAATCCAGTCAGTTGGATCGTTAAATCCTGCACTCATACCTTGAATACTTTTTGTCAACGAATTACGAAACTTCGTTGGATCGAATGATTTATTCGCCATATTATTCTCCTAATCTAAAAAGCTGGGCAAACTAAAAGGGTTGCATCTGTTAAATGCAACCCAATATGCTTGCTCTTATTGTCCTTGACGTGCGCGGATCATTGCAAGAATGTCTTGTGCGCCACCACCTTCTGCAGGGGCCGTTTCAGCCGCTGGTGCTGGAGTTGGCTCAGGTGCTGCCTCTGCTACTGGAGCAGGTGCTGTCTCTGGCGTTGGTGCAGGAGTAGGTGCGCTTTGACTTACAGCAGTTGCCTGTGGGCTTGCTGTTTGTGTAGGATCACCTGTACGTGCTTGCATACCTGCTGGGCGGAAGTACTGACTCCAACGATCTGGATCGTATGGTTCGCCGTCAACACTTGCTTCAAACATCTCTTGCATTACCTTAATTTCAACGTCAGTTGGCTTTTTAGGTAGGAAGTCTGACAGATTAAATAAGCCGTGTGTGTTGATTGCATTCATTTCTGCGTCACCTAATGGACGCTCTCTACGTGCCCAGTTAGATGTGCCATAGTCTGCATATCCGCCTTTCGATGTCTTGTTGAGACGGAAGTCTACACCTGCTGTGTAATCTGTTGGCAATTCTTCCATATCTGGATCAAGCAATGACTGCTTAATAATCTGGAAGATTTGTGGACCAATAATAAATCTACGGATTGGGTTTTCCGGAGTATTATCGTCGGTCAGCGGGTTATCTGTTACAAAGCCTTGCATAATGTAAGAACGCTTTTTCCAGTACTTGCGACCCATGTCTTCAAGACTTGCGTCTTTAAACCAACCGCGTACTTCATTTAGAATTGAACAGCTTTCGCCATACATTTCCATACATGGTACTTGTACTTGTACAGGACGTGAGCTAGTGTCACCTTTGACTCCTGAGAACGGAAGTTTGATCATCAAACGTTCTGCCCAGAAAAAATCGTTGGTTGCATTGCCATCAGGAAGGAAACGAAGCGTTGCTGTTTCGCCTTCTTTAATATTCCAAAATGGGTAAATTGCGTTGTCACCACCGCCTGACTGACGGTTACCGGAAGCGCCTGCTTCTTGTTCTTTGAGCTTTGCTCGGATTTCTGCTAATGATGCCATAGTGCCTTTTCTCCTATAATGTTTGCCTATGTTAGAACAACACTGTGTTGTTCTTGTGCCTTTAATTGTGTAGCACATGTTATATACTACACTCGTTTACTTAGCATGTCAAGTCTGAAATGCTAAATTATTTTAAGAAGTTAGCCGAAACTTTTAAAGTCCGGCTAATCCTCTAATTCTATCTAGTTCTTCGTTGCCTTCGTCAAACTTTCCGCCAACTTCGTCGTACATGTCATGTACTAGATCCATTACTGATGTATCTAATCCCATTGGTCTCTTACCTTGGATTAGTTCAGCAATAGCATAGAAATCTTCTAGTTGGCTTGCAATCATTCTTACGTCTTCGTCGTAGCCGCCTTTTCTTGCGTCTTGCATTTCTTTTTGCTTTTGTTTGATCATGCCGGTTAGTTTTTGCATGACTGCTTTATCAGCATCGTTTAGTTTAATGTCTTCTTTCTGCATCGCTGGTTGCGTTGCCTTTGATCTAATATAATCTGCTAAAATAGTCATTCTGTCTGCTGCATTACTTGCAGGAGTTTTCTTTAGCGGATTATCAAAAATACCAAATGTTTTCTTAGTAAGTTTTTTTGCTTGTTGCTCAAGCATGTCTGCAACTTTGTCCATCGTTGTCGGCGAATGCTTCTTAAGCATATCTACCATTTCTTGAGCTGCACTGTCGTCACCATTAACAAAGTCTTTAGTAATACCCTGTAGTAGTTTTTCCAAAACTTTTGCGCCGCCGTCATCATAACCAGCTTCTTCCATGTCAGTTTCTTTGCCGTTGATTTCTGCATACATTGTCTGAAGAGTTTGCTCTGCATTTTCTTCATCTGCAATATTGTAGTCATCTCCGTTTGCAAGATAGATGTCGCCTGTTTTAACATCAACTTGTGCAACTTCTTCACCGTTGCTTGCTAATATCTTTACCATACCGTTGGCAGTTTTTTCAATATCAGCACCTGGGAAGTATGATGGATCTTGTTTCAAATATTTTAAAAATTCAACTGCTTCGGACTCGCTTTCAACTACTTCAGCATCTTTATAGCCCATTACTTCTGCAATCTTATTATTGATTGCTTCAATAAACTGTTTAGCAGGTTCAATAAACTTTTCACCGTAGTCTTTTTCGATCATAGTTAGTACAGCAGTTTCTCCTTTTGGAAACTGTCCTGATTCACGATCAAAGTACGATAGAATAAACTCGCCTAATGGTGTCTTTTGTTCTTTTTCAAGTGTAATCTCGTCACCTTCTAGCTCAACACCTGCTTTGTCATAGTATTCTGCAGCAATATCTTGTACTGCTGTGTCTAGACTGTCTAGATAACCGCCTTTCTTAGCTATATCTGCAATGTCTAAAATGTCGTCGATTCGCGACTGGATCATAGCAACATCCTCATCGTAACCGCCTTTCTTAAATTTTGCCTTTTGTGCTTTTAGATCTTTTAAGTCTCTGATGATAAGTTTTAATACTTCAGGGCTTTGATTAATGTCTCTACCTTCTTCTGCCTTAGTTTCGCTAAACTGGCCCATCATTTCTTCAAAGCCTTGCTCTAGTTCACCTTCTTCTGGAACACACTTGTTTACACGCTTGCCTTTGTTCTTACCTGTGCCAGCTTGTGTGCCGTCTTTTTTATAACCATCCCAGCAATCTTTTGGTCCTGCTACTTCTTCTAGTTCATCTGGACCTAGTTCTTGTACAGCATTTGCTTCACTTACTAGTTTGTATACATAAGGAAATACATCTTTTAATTCTTCGTTAAACTGTCGAATAGTAAGTTGATCAATCCAATCGCTTTGTACGTCTTCTGGTACTTCTACACTATCTTTTGGTTCAAATGTCTCAACAAACTGTTTGTATGAATTTTCTTTTTGTAGTGACTCGATAGTTTTCTTAACTGTCGCAATACGGTCAAATACAACATCCATGTAACCTGATAGGCCTTCTGCCATAACAGTTGAGCGATTCATGTATGTTTTAAACTTGCGTAGTTTGTTTAATTCTTCTGATAGTCCTACAATGTGTTGTCCGATATCGTCATATAAATTTCCGCCTTCGGCAACGTGTCTAGCAACAGCACGAGCACCGTTCAAATGTTTGTAGGGATATTTAAATCTTTCACCTTGTTCGTTTTCAACGTAAATGCTGTGGATTTTTTGACTGCGTCCACTTGCTAGTTCTTGATTAACTGGTGCTGAATGTTTTACCACCATTCTTGCATTGCCAATGTTTTGAAAACTTGTTCTACTTGTACCGTACATTTTTGACTCGCTCATTGTTGTCTCTCCGCTGCGCTCCTTAGACAAGTATTCGTAATCGCTCTTGTCTAAGTTAGCTTTGGTAATATCTCTAGTGTCAAAGTCTAGCATACGCTTTTTGCTAAACTGACGCAATTCTCTTAAAAAATCATACCAAGCATCTTTTGCAGACATTTTATTATTATACATAACTGTTAGTTTGTCTTCGTCAATGCTAACGTTAACTTTTTCACCGTTGTTCATTTCGAAGTCAAAAAATCTACCTTCGCCTGGCTCGTTAGTGATCACACTATCTGCATCGCCAATAGTTACTTTAGGAAAGCGACCGCGAATTTTGTTAAACAGTTCTTCTGCAATGTTGTTAAGATTCTTCATATTAATATTTATCAATAACCGCTAATAAAAATAGGCATCGGAGGATCATAATCGTCGTCCTGTTCTGCTTGTGTAAATGTATTATAGATCCTCGGATCCCAGTCTTTGAGTACTGCCATCATGCGAATAGCAAGTAATGTAGCACTAATTAAATCATCTGTCATGCCCGACTTGGCTTGATAGCTTGATCCTGTTGCAACAAATCCTTTTAACTCTGACAACAAAGGTTTACTTTTAATTGTCATTTTGTCGTTTTCGATCATAGTTTTTAAACGACTACATGCTGTAATTTTTGTACTGTGCGTAGTATTAAACCCTTTGCGGAACTTTCTTACATGTCCTTTACGCATAGGCTCACTTACAAACAGGCCTGGAATGTTTTCTTCACCGAAGTCATTAATGACTAGCAAACATGCTTCGCCGATTCCGTTGTTTTCTACACTCCAATAAATGCCTGTTGGGTTTTTAATTTCATCGGCAATATATTTACAGATGTCACTGAGAACTCGGATTTGTCCAGGAATAGCAGTTGTATTATGTTGCCACTCTGCTACTTGTTCGTAGCTAGGTAATTCAAATACTTGTATAGCAGCATTATCTCCACCTGTACCCATACTAGGATCAAGTGCTACTGCATATGTATAGCTCGGCGATGGCTTTTTATACCAGCGTGTTTGACCCATATTGAGTATCGGTGATTCTCCCTCCATTACAGCAAGTTTAATTGAATTAATTAGTGTTTCATCGAATACTAAGAACTCACAACCGTACTCACGTCTAAACTTTTCTTCGCCAATACGTCCTATTTCTTCGTCTCGCCACTTTTCGTCTCTGTCAGGATGTTCGTCCCAGCTTGCAACAAAACTATGAAAGCCGTTGATGCCTACTTCCTGTTCGTTGCCGTGTTCGTCAAACTTTTGTTCTGCTTGTTTCCAAATAGTAGCAAATGTATCTTCGTCTGAGTTAGGTGTTGATGTAATAATAGCTCTACCACCTGTTGCTAGTGTAGGCGATATTGAAGTCCAAAATTCTTCAGCAATATTAGGTTGCACAAACGCAAACTCGTCACAGTATAGTAGCGAGATACTCATACCACGTCCTGTGTTGCCCGTTGTAGTTTGTGCTACAATACGTGATCCATTTTCGAACTCTATTGATTGTTTGTTGTAACTAGTAACACCTGCTCTAATATGATCTGGACAAGTTTCATATACAAAGCGTATACGTGACATAATCTCTTGCGCACCAGTGTACTTGTGTGCAGCAACTAGGATAGTTTGATCAGGGTTAAACATCGCATACCAAGCTAGATAGATACTAGCACATGTGGTCTTACCTGTTTGTCTAGGCATCATATTAATGTTAAAACGATAGTTGTGATAACTGTGCATTAGACGTAACTGATACTCGAAAGGATCAAACAACAACTTACCTTTTACAGGATGCTGAATGTAAGCAAATTGTCTTGCAAAATGTAGATACCCTTCGTCAGGATCCATACATTTTACAATGTCTGCAATCTGTTCTTCAGTAAATGTTTCTTGTTTATTGGCCTTTTTAATTAAAACGCCGTCTAACGATGCTGCCATATTAATACTTATCTAAATCTACATTGAAGAAAAAGCAAATAATTTTTCTTTTATCGTATGTAAAGTCGTTGCAAGGTGCATGCCAACGCTGTCCGTTATATATCACTGCACGATTTGGATATGCAGCAACTTCTGTGTCTGGTTTTTGGTCAAACTGATTTCTATAGATTGCAGTTCCGCCATCTAGTGCTTGTTCAAAGTATAATACTCCTGCGCAGTGTTTACCGTCTGTATGTCGAATACCATACTTTTGAGATTGCATAGATTGTTTTACTTCGTTCATATCTACATATCTTAATCTAGCACTAAACTCAGTAATTTCATCACCAACAATTTCTTTAACACGAGATTCTACCTTAGAGTTAAGATCAGGATCAATTACAGACAGCTCGTCTGTTTCGTAAACTGGATATGCTTGCAGTCGATTACCGTAGTATTCGCTGTGAGGTTGATAATCAGCAAAGAAGTCGTAGTCCATAAACTTCTTTTCAAGTTCTAAAAAATCTTCAGGTAACAAAAAGCAGTTGTGTATGTACGCACCGCCTTGTTCCAACATATCTAAAATAGGTCTGGTCATGCAAATAATTATCAAAAAAATAGCACCCGAAGGTGCTATCTTGACTTTAGTTTTAGTAGTAAACTTATTTCATGTTTTTGTATTGAGCCATAAGATCGTTGTATAAAGATTCTACAGCCATTGCATTGTCGCCACGTTGTGCAGCTTTGTATGCTTTCTTCTCACGGTTAATACCACCACTTAGATCTTTGGTCATGTATTCTGTATCTTTATAGTCTTCTTCTGGCTCGTTAGCATAACTTTCACCCATGCCGTAGTCGTCTTCAATTTGATCCATCATGCGATCGTGAATTTTTTCAAAGTCATCATCTGGGTGTAGTCCATTGTCAACTGCTACGTCATTATACATATCCTGTAGATACTTTTGTACGTCTGGACCCATTGCGCCATCTAGTGCGCTATCTAGTAACTCATAACCGTCTGCCGCAATCTTTTCCATAGCTTTAATAAGCTCGTCTTTCATTCCGCCTTCTTCAATATTAACATCTTCCATGTCTATTGCAGGCTTTTCACCTGGCTTAGGAAGCATTTTAGGATCGCTATCTGGATCAACAATACTACGGAACTTTTCCATATCGTGACGCATTGGCATTCCGGTTGGCTTAACTTCTTCTGCGCCGCCGAGTCCTGCTTTTTTCATCATGTCTAATAAATCTTCAACATGATCTTTACCGCTTGCATTCATGTTTACGTTAATGCTTACTGGATTACCACGATCCATATCCATTGGAGCAGGTGGCATATCTCCGCACTCGATGATCGACTCGTTTAGTTGATCTTTCTTTGTGTCTTCGATCTCAGTCATACGCTGGATCATGTCTTTCATGTTCATTTTTAGCTCCCTAGTGTGCTTTTAGTATTTTCAGCATCGCCGATGTCTGCGCCTTCACCTTTTGGTGCGCCGTCCATAGGATCATTTTCTCGTTCTTTGCGAGCTGATTCTAGTTCTTTTAACAGGTCCATTACACGAGTGTTGCCAACTGCTTCTTGAGCTTTAGGATCAGATTCAAGCTCTTCTGTAGTTAGTTTAGCTTCGTATGTGTCTTGGCCACTTGCTTCTGCTTGGTAAGCTTCTTGTGGCTCATTCATGTTACGTACAATAATATGACTCTGTTCAATACCGCAGCACTTGCCTACATACTCTTGTAGTACTTGTACAGTTGTAGGATAATTAACTTCTACTTCGTAATATGTAACTTCCATATTTTGTAACTGTGGAAAGTCTAGCGGACGTTCCTGGATTGGTGTTTTCTTTCCTGTGCTCATATTAGCTACAGAAAACTTTTGCATAGCAGTTTCTAAACGGTCTTCAAACCCTTCAGGTAATTTTCCTGCTACACCTACTTTAAATTCGTAAGTCTTTTTCGACTCTGTTAAATATTTTTCTAACATGGCTGATCCTCTATACATTATTTATCCTTGTTCTCCATGTTTTTGAGCTTTTCGAGCAGACTGTTACGGTCTGTAACCACATACCCTTCACCGCTAACAATGTCGCCATCGCCGCCTTTTGCATTATCTTTTTCTAGTTTTTCTTTTTTAAGTTGCATGTCAATCATCTTTAGTTTTTTATCCATCTTTGCAACTTTAGCATCTAATGATGTTTTGAGCATTCCGCCGGCAACTTCAAACACACGACCACTGTAACGACTCTCAACATTCATACCAAGATCCATTAAGTCCTCGTATGCTTGTAGAGCACGTTGAGCAATGTCATTTAGTTCTTCGTCTGCTTTTTCGCCTAGACCTTTTACAGCAGGAAGTGCAGCTTCAATTTTATCAAACTCTGCAATATCACGAAATGCTCGTTCTTCGGCGTCGAGGGCTTCTTGTTTTTTTGACTTTTTCTTTTCGAGTTCTTTGCCCTCGTCAACAATTTCTTTGGAGTCAGGTAAGTTTAGTAGTTCTTCTAATTTTTTTGTCATAATTATATACCATTATATGCTACTATTATTTATCTTCGCTGACCTTGATGAAAGATATCTTTTTCTGTTATAACTCTAAAGAAGATTCCCTTTTGTTTGCACCATGCTCTTGCAGCTTCCCACTTAACTTGATTAAGTGCCCAATGCATTTGATTAGATCTCGAATTACCTAAACTTTCTTTAGTAGTTTGATTGTCAGGTTTTACTTCAATAACTTCTACTTTTTGATTTCCCTTTGCATCACTATATGCAATAAAAAAGTCTGGTACATAGATAGTATGTTTTCCAGTAAATGGATTTTTGTAAGGGATACGTATTGCTTCACTTGCCCATTTTTCTACACTAGGATTTTCGTCGCAAAATCTCATAAATGCAAATTCCCAACTGCTTCGATATGTAGGAGTCTTAGTACCTACATACTTGTCAGGATTTTTGAGAGTGAATTTTCCTTGAGCAAACTTGGCCATTAGTATAGAATGTTTCTAGCTTCAACTTGATTAATATTATTTTCTACTTTAAATCCAATAGTACTAATTCTATCTCTACTAGCGTTCATTACTTCGGTAACAATAGCACTAAGTTGTAATTCGTTTAAACCTTTTAGTGTATCTAATAACTCAAATACTTTTACACCGTCTAGTTTTGCCTGACGCATAAGGACTGTAGAAACAGCAATTGCTGCACTCTTGTCAAACTCTCTAGATTCAAAAAATCCAACAACAGCATCTACTTGATTACTCGGATAGCTCAACGGTTTTGTATAATACTCGTCATAAAAGGCTTTTACTTCGTTTGCGCTATCGTTTGTTGGATTTTGTGGAAGATTTAATTTTGTTGTCATAAGGACTCCTTAAATTCCGCTAAGAGTATCTTGTCTTAGTCTCTCTTGTTCTGATGCAGGTAATGCATCGTATGCAGCTCTAGTTGCTGCTGGATCCGGATCGCCCCCATTTGCTTGTCGTTCTTTTGCAAAAGTTGTACTTGCTGTTAGATCGTCTAGTGCAGCAGGATCATTTGCTAGCTGCTCTCTTAACGCACTTTTGTTTGCCAAGTATGCCAATCCACCTACTGCTGCGGTTGCTAATAAACTTCTACCTCCACCTGAGGTATTAGAACCACTAAAGAATGTGTTAGCAACTCCGCTAACATCAATTCCTGCTGCGTTACCGATTGCATCTTTAAGAATACCAAAGCCCTCTTCACGTAATCCTTCCGATGATAATTTGTTAGCATTTGTATAAACGTTTCTTGCACGTAGTACAGATCCTAACAAACTGCCAGGACTCGCAAATGCATCGCCACTGGTAATGTCGTCAAGTACATCTAGGCCGCCACCTAACACACCACCCTGTCCCATTAGACTAGTTACTCCGCCACCACTTAATGTAAGTGGACTTGGTGTTTTGTCGTAGTGTTCTGTACCAAAACCTTTTGGCGCAGTTCCTTCAGATACAGGACCGCGTGTATAGAATACAGTTTCGTATTCTATTGTTGCTTCGCTTTGGACTGGATCACTTGAGCTTTGGTCCATAGTATCGTGAGCCCATCTAGTAATCATTGGATTAACTAATGTAAAACTTGTATACCTCTTGCGAGACATCTGGTATATTACAATACTATTAAAGAAAGGCTCAAAACTATCATTATCAAAGCCGTAACGAAATCGATTAAATTGACTACCTGCATATGTATTGCCGCTGTTATAAGGTGCAGCTTGTCTTCCTGCTTGTTGGAATGCAGCTGGATTAGTTACAGGATTGCCTGCTGGATCTGTTTCTGCATAATTTCCGTCTCGGTAGTAATATCTATAGTAAGCTTCCCACAATGCTGTAGTTACACCGTAATTATCATCGTGAAAGGTAACTTGTACTGGATCGTAATCAACTCTCTTTTGTATAACACGTTTTTTGTTATATTGATGTTTTACATCAGCATCAATTCTAAATCCAGGCAAACTAACCATCTTAACTAGCATGTTAAGAGTATTGCCGTGTTTTTGTGTTAGTTGCGGTACTACTACAGCAGCGTTTGGATTTAAATTAAATGTAACATGATATAAAAACTTTGATTTAGGAGCAAACGCAAATGCATTATCAACATATAGTCTTGCACCGTGCGAAAAGTCACCTAAATTACCTTTAGGATTTCCGCCGCCGCTTGCTAAGTTATCTAAAAAACCTTTAAGTATTGACATACAAATATTTATCCATTATAATAAAGTGCGCAGATAAAAGAAAAGGGGCATAACGCCCCTTAACTTGTATATTTTACTCTTTGTTAGGTGCCGCCGCCACCTGTTACTAGAGTATTAATTGTACGTCCTACTGCTGTACCAATACCAGTACCTTGTGGTGACTGGATTGCGTTATCGTAACGAATACTTAATGTTACTGTTGCTGCTTCTGAAGAATTATAAGCTAGCTGATTGTAGTTAGCATTTTCTACATAACAACCATACAATTCGAAAGTTTCTAGTACGTTAACTTCGTTTGCACCGTTTCCGCCATCTAAGATTTCAATACGTGTTACAAATTTATAGTCTGCACCTGAAGCAGCACTTGACTGCTCGTAGAAGTCGAACTGTTTCTGTAACTGCTCGCCTACTAGTTTTTGCACCTGACCGCTTACATCGTCACGCAAGTTAAGCGAGATTGGATCCCATGTGTGCTTACCTGCTAGGTAAACTCTTGAGTTGTATGCGTCTAGTGTAATCTGATCAAAACTTACTGTAGGTCTTGTTACATCTACTACCTGCTTCGTTAGCTCAGTTGTTGGTGTTGAAACCCCAAAGTTCTCTAGTGTTACTCTAAAGCGGTATTGGAGTTTTGGCATCAACAGACCTTGACTGGAAGCAGAAGCGTTGCTGTCCAAAGGCACTGTTAATTTTGATAAAGTTGAAATTGCCATTTACTTGCTCCTGTTATATCTATTTATCCGTTATAGGCCTGCGATTTCGCCAGTGTTTTTCAAGCGTAGCGGAATGTAAATAAATTCAACTGCCTTAACTGGTTCGATAGCAATGTCTATGTAAAGCTCGTTACGATCAATTCTATTTGGTGTGTTGTTTGATTCATCACACACAACTAGGAAGTCGTAAAGTGCTCTTTGACCTACTAATTCTAGCAGTAAGCTGTCTACTTGCTGCTTGATTTCATCACGTGTAATCTTATCGTTTGGTTCAAAGATGTATGGCTTAGCCAATTTGTTCAACTGTGAACGTAAGTAGATTACAAGTCTTGCTACGTTAATTCTATCCAATGCACTTGCATTTCTTGCGCGAGTCTTTTGACCGTAGTTCACAAGTCCTGCTCCGTTTAGGAATGTAATTGGGTTAACGTTTTGTGCGTACAATGTATCACGCTGTCCTTCGTTCAACGCTACACTTACAAATTCGCCTTCGCTACTAATATAACCAGCTGCACTTGCATTAGTAATACCGCCACGTCTTGTACCTGCTGGTGCAAACCATGGGTAGCTAACTTGATCACTTAGTGCAATAGTTCTTAAGATACCATGTGATGCTGGAACAACAACGTTGTTGCCTGCATTATCACTTGTAAACAAGCTTGGGTAGAATACACCCATGTACTCGTCCCTGCTTACAAGACCTAAGTCGTTGTCTTCTACTGCTAGGTTAACGTTAGTTGCCCATTCGTTAATTGATGTAGCATCTGGTGTTAGTCTCATTGGACTGTCACCTACAATAAACGCTGTTAGTCCGCGATCGTAGTTTAAGCTAATCATTTCGCCAATTAGTTCTGGATAACCCGGAGTTGCCATAACATTGAATAGTCTTGATTCATCGTCACGGATATCTTGGTTACTGTTAACCATTGCCTGTAGTGCTTGTACGACTACTTTGCGCTGTGCGTTGCGTCCAAAGCTTCCTGAACCATCTGCGTTGTTAGCTGACTCAGTTACCCAACGATGTGGATAATAACTTGCATATGTTGGATCTGTTGTATCAACATAATTACGCTCAAAACGCTTGACATTAAATCCACTTCTACGTAGATTCCATAACAGCATACCTTGTGGATATAATGCATCTTCTGGTGCATCTGGATCTAGTACACTAACACTGCGTAGATCAGCAATTGATCCTGCTGTTGCTGTTAGTCCGTCTGTGCTCCAACGTGCATCTGCAAAGATAATACCATCTTCAGTAGTTTGGTCGCCTTTGTCTACTAAATTCCAACCTGTACCAGTAACATACTTGTAAATTGTCGGATAGTTTTCTAAATCAGCTGTTGAAATCCAAAGATCGTTATTTTCTAGTGAACTACCATCTGACTGTTCAGTTGGTTCAGTTGCGCTAACAATTGGGCCTGCTGGATCAGTATCTGGATATTCTACTCCGTAACCTACCCAACCTGCCGAAGTATTAACCATAATGTCAACTTCGTCTACAATTGAGTTATACCATAATGCTCCGTCTACTGTTAGTGCGCTTGGAGCAGTTACACTAGCTGTGTAAGTTAATACTTTCCAATTTGTAGCAACTAGATCGTATGTTGTGTCACCTGTTGGTGTATCATACAAGTTAGTAGTTGTTCCGCCTACATATCCCATGTCTGCTAGTGGAGTATTTGTAACATCTGCTAAACGGAAGTCACCACCTTCTTTGTGGCTAATAACTACTCTGTTCTGTGCATCAACTGTAGCAACGATATTTACAATGCCTGCTGTTCCGTTAATATCAGCTGCAATTTTTTCTGCTGTTAGTGCGGCTGTTGTTTCAGCGACTGTAATTGCAATTGTTACAGTAGCAGTTGACCACGTTTCGTCACCTTTGCGTGTTTCAGCAATATTAAATGTTCCTGAATAATCACTTTGTGTAATTGCACTTGAAACAATTTCAGTTGCGCCTACATTTTGTCTACGGAAAATTTTATAGTTTGCTTCTGGTGCTGCTAGTTCTTCCCAGTTAGTTTGAACATAAAGGTCGCCTGCTGCTAGATTAAATCCGCCGCCACTTCTATCTAAGCCGTAAAGAGCTGACATGTTATCAGCGTATAAAGGAGCGTCAATCTCTTCCCATAGCTTAGTTGTATCATTCCATAATTTAACACGGAAGTTTGCACCTAAATTTGGTACTGTAGTCTTAATCCAAACTGAACCAGTAACTGCTTCAGCTGCTGCGCCTGTTTTGTACTGTGGTACATTAGTATGTGGACTAATTTGAATCTTAGGATCTGTGCCGCCGCTTACTCCGTTCCAGTATGCTTTCCACGCTGCTGAGCCTAATTTGCTCCATGTACCAGCATGCTTATACCAAACACGGTTGCCGCTGCCTGCTGCAACAACTGCATAGTCGCCGTCTGCGCCCACTGAACTCTTTGGACCACTTGCTACATCTTCGCCAATTAGTTGGCTAGTTTCTGTGATTACTAGTGGTGTTTTTTGTGTGAATGATTGTCCGCCTGTTTGTGTTACGGCTGCACCATTCCACTCAAAAATACCAAAACGTGTAAGATTTACATCAAACCAGTATGTGCCGTTGGCCGGATCGCCTGCCGGTGCATCTGCTGTTGCTTCTAGTTCGTTTAAGTCAATGTCTGCACGAGCTACATAAACTCTGTTGCTAACACCCAGTAATGAATAAGCAGCTTGTAAGCCGTATTCGTTTAATTCTCCACCGTGGATTGGATTGTTGTTATTGTCGGTGTAGAAAGTTGGGTCTCCGAACAAGTCTGCAAGTTCACGCTGTGACGTCACCAAATATGGCTTGCCTGCATTTGCTTTTAGAGTTGCTTGTGCTGTACCTGTTCCTGCTGCATTCGCTTTGTCCTGTGCAGAAACTACAAAAATCATTGGAACAGTGCCTGGCTCAGCGGGAGTGTAAAAACTCTCGTCAATTACGCTGACCTGTACACCTGGTGATACTAATGCCATGTTGTTTCTCCTATACGCATTTATTTTATTACTTGTATTTATGATAATCATAGGAAAACACCTAGGTAAACCGCCGAAAAAAGGTACCATAAAGGTGAGGTAAATACGTTATGAGACCATTATGTGAGTGCGGATTCAGGCCTGCGGCTATAAACTATCAAAAAGAAGGACGTACATACTATCGTAAGAAGTGTGATACTTGTCTACATCACGGTAAGAAGATGTATGGTATTCCTAGATGGATGCAGGCAGGATACAAGAAAAAGTGTGCTTGCGATAAATGCGGATATACCAGCAAGCACGAAGAACAGTTTAATGTGTTTCACGTAGACGGTGACTTGAACAACTGTCGTCCAAGTAATCTAAAGACAGTATGTGCTAATTGTCAGCGAATAATTCAGAAAAGTGGTGTGAAGTGGAAGCAGGGAGACTTAGTGCCCGACTTTTAAAGATTGTACGCATAAGCACAGCTACATTCTTTTCTAGTCTTTCTAATGTACCATTGTTGTCAATAGTATAATCACACATCCACTGTTCAATACTCATGCTGCTAGAATCTTCTTTAGGCAAGTGATCTGTGCGATCTACCCAAATAGCATAATCAAAAATTTCTTCGTTTTTCATAGCAAAGTATTCACGCTTGTTGCGTAGTCCGCAGTAGATATTATTTTGTGCAAACAAGTTACGTCCTAATCTTGCTAAGTCATCACTACAGTAATTATGGATCATGTTGTACCATTCAGTACGATGATTGTGCCTGTCTGCATAACACTCTTCTTCGTCTGCATAACCGTACTTGTCTTTTAGCTCATCAAAGATAAACAGCTCTGAACAAAATTTAGAACTTGACTGAAATGTGTAACCGTATGCTTCTAACATCTCGCATACAGTATCTTTGCCGTGGCGGCCGTGTCCTACAACTAATAGCTTTGGTAACATACAAACTCCTAAGATTATTTGTATATTATAGCATCTTAGTTTTGTTTGTCAAGAGTTTTTAGCCGATTGTAAATCCATAACCAACGCCGCCGGCAATTTGTAGGCTAACTTCTGCTTCAAGTTTTTCAAGTTCTGCCTGACCTTCTGCTTTAAGTGCATCACCATTTAGAGCACTTCCACCTTGTGGTCCTGCAATAGTAGCAAACTTTGAACGTGCTTCGCCTAACATCATTTTACATTTAGCAAGTGTGTAGTCTTTGATCCACTGACTTGCTTGGTAGTCTTGAAGTAATTCAAAGTCTGGACGATAGTTATAGCAGTATAGCATTACTTCTTCGTTAGTTCTAGGACGTTGTAATATTGTTAATTTTTTAGTTGTATTGTTCCATATAAATTCAATGAAACTACCAAACATACGTCCTACTAATTCTTGGTATTGACTAAAGAAATCGTAAGTTGCAAGTCCGCCGGTATTTGAACTAGCTAGTAGATATGCGTTTGTGTATGCTAGATTAAATGGTTCAAATAGACTGCCGCCACCGTTTACACTACTCGAATACAGTTCTATACCGACTACATCTCCGGCATTTAAAGGGCTAGTAAATGTAATTGTTCTTGCTGTGTAATCTGTAGAAAAGTTGCTAACTTCGAGATTGTTAACTTTTATTACAATACCAGTAACACTAGACAAATTGTAATTTATAAAAAATGTTTGATTAACTAAACTAGTAGCAACATGAGACTGAGTAAACAATGGTCCACCGACAGCATTACTAGTAGGGCGAGATCCAATAGATCTACGATATGCTTGCCTTACTTCCATAATATTATTATCTAGTGTATACTCGTTTTGATCAGGTTGTAAAGTTAAGAATGCATAACTTTCTTCTACCGAGTTATCAGATCGTTGTCTATACCTAGATAGTGCAGTGTCAAGAGATGTTTGATAGTGTATTGGATCTAACTCAACATCAACCATTCCTCCACCTAACATAGCGTAGACATAGTCGTAAACATCTTTTCGTAAATCAGTAAGGTTTTGTGCCATTGTTCTTCTCCGTATAGTATTTATGCTAAATATGTATATGCCAAGACTTAGTTTATATAAACCAGAAAGAGGCAAGGACTATGAGTTCCTTGACAAAACTATAACAGAGATGTTTACTGTAGGAGGTACTGATATATTCGTACACAAATATATCGGCACGGATGACGGCGAAACTGTTAAAGATCACACACAAATACAAGACATGCTGTTTTTAGAAAACAGAGACAGAAAGTATGATCCTAGTGTTTATACAATGCGTGGTATATATAATGTACAAGATATTGACTTTGATCTTAGTCAATTTGGATTATTTTTAAGTAATGATATTTTGTTTATGACTATTCCAATTAACTATTCAGTCAAAACAATTGGCAGAAAAATTA